GCGATCCAAGGCCGCATCGGCGAGCTGCAGAGCCAGGTGAAAGTCGTCGGCATCGAGGCCAAGGGCACGGTGGCGAAGTCGCTGGCCGCCGCCGGCAAGTCGTTCGATGACTTCCAGAAGCGCACCCGCGAGCAGATCAAGGAGCTGGTGCTGGAGAACGACGCCGAGGCCGCCAAGCTGATCGGCGACCCGATCAAGCGCAAGGCCGCCGCCCTGGACGCTGAAATCGCCAAGATCAAGGCCAAGTACGACAAGCTCATCATCGACGTGCAGCTGCGCCTGCAAACGTCCGGCGGGGACGAGGCTGGCCAACTCAAAAAGGACATCGAGGACTTGCAGCGCGAGCGCGAGCGTGCCGTGGAGCTGAAGCGCGAGGGGTCGACCGATCCGTCGGGCTACTTCGGCGGAATGAAGGCCGGGCTGAAGCAAATCCGCGAGGAAGTCGAGAACGTCGCCGAAAGCACCCAGCAACTGATGGTGAGCGCCTTCGACAAAGCCTCCGACGCCCTGACCGACTTCGTGATGACCGGCAAGCTGAATTTCAATGACTTCGCCAAGTCCGTGATCGCCGACATCTCGAAGATGATCGTCAAGCAACTGATGTTCAACGCCCTGAAGTCTGCCCTCGGCGGCACCAGCATCGGCTCGATGCTCGGCCTGGCCGCGGCCAATGGTGCCGCGTTCGATGGCGGCACGCGCGCCTTCGCCAATGGTGGCGTCGTGGATCGGCCGACCGGCTTCCGGTTTGCCTCTGGCGGCACCATGCAGAACGGCGTGATGGGCGAGGCCGGGCCCGAGGCGATCATGCCTCTGAAGCGTGGCAAGGACGGCAAGCTGGGCGTGGCGGCGAGCGGCGGCCAGCATGGCGGTGGCGTGTCGATCGGCAGCATCGTCGTGAACAACGACGGCTCAGCATCGGCCAGCGAGACCTCGGGCCAGAACGGCGCGGATATGGGCAAGGCCATCGCCCAGGCCGTGCAGTCTGAAATCATCAAACAGCGGCGCCCTGGTGGCCTGCTCTACGCGGCTTAATCTATGGCTACGTTTTCGATTGCGAGTGACTACGGCGTCCAAATGAGCGTGAAGCCCCGCGTGCGGCAAGCCGCGTTCGGTGACGGCTATTCGCAGCGCGTGGCTGACGGCATCAACACCCAGCCCGAGGAATGGGCTTTGACCTTCAGCGCGCGCACGACCAGCGAGCGCGACTCGATCCTGGCCTTCCTTGAGGCGCGCAACGGGGTTGAGTCGTTCGACTGGACGAGCCCGGCAGGCACGGTGGGCAAATTCATCTGCCCAGAGTGGACATACGTGCCCGCCAACACGGCTACCCATACAATCACGGCTAAGTTCACCCAAGTGTTCGACCTGGCATGACGATCCAATCCCTGATCCATTCGCTGAACCCTGGCGCACTCGTCACGCTGTACGAGCTGGACGCAACCGCCCAGGGTGGCGCGATCAGCCGATTCCACGCTGGCACGAACGGGCTGCGGCAGGCTGTCGTGTGGCAGGGGAACACGTACAACCCTTTCCCCATCGAGGTGACGGGGTTCGAGTTCAGCGGCAAGGGGCAAATCCCTCGGCCGGTGGTGCGCGTGGCGAACGTGAACGGACTGATGGGCGCCCTGGTGCGCGACTACCAAGACCTGATCGGCGCGAAGCTCACCCGCAAGCGGACCATGGTTCGGTTTTTGGATGCGGTGAATTTCCCTGATCGGCGCAACCTGCTGACGTACTCGGAGCAGTTTGATAATGCCGCATGGTATAAAGATTCGTCAGGATTAGACGCTTCAGCGCCATCCGTAACGGAAAATGCAGGCGTTGCACCTGATGGCAATGTTTCGGCTGACCGCATTGTGTTCAACGCCGGATCAAACTGGGCATCAGATAATTCGCGTTTGCAAGGGCCGACGTTCACAGCCACCGCGCAGCCTTATACGTTCTCGGTTTATCTGAGGACATTTGGAGCGACCGCGCAAAAGGTGCACATGTCTATTTCAGGGGCAGCGGCGTCTATCTTAACGGTCACAGATGTGTGGCAAAGATTCTCTGTCACCTGGACGGCAAGCTCTGGAAACTGGAATGTTCGATTGCTCGTCGGACTTGGGCTCACTGGCGCATCCGCAGACCTATTGGTCTGGGGCGCCCAATTGGAAGCTGGCACCACCCCAACCGACTACCAACCAATCGGCGCCACATGGTCGCGCAACCCGACCGCCGACCCGACCGCCGCGTTCCCGGACGACGTGTTCTACATCGACCGCAAGAGCGGGGAGAACAAGGTCGCGCTGGAGTTCGAGCTGTCGGCCAGTTTCGACGTGGCCGGGGTCCAACTGCCGCGGCGCTACATCGTGCAGAACGTCTGCCCCTTCAAATACCGCGGGACCGAGTGCGCCTACGCTGGCACGTCCTACTTCGACGCCAACGACAATCCTGTGGGCTCTGCCGGGCTCGATGTGTGCGGCAAGCGCCTGAGCAGCTGCCAGGCGCGATTCGGCACGAACAAGCCGCTGTCGTTCGGCGGATTCCCTGCCGCGGGCCTGACCCGCTGATGCGATGGACTGGCGAGCCGCTGCCCACGCCGATGCGCTGAACAGCCTGCCGCGGGAATCCTGTGGCCTGGTCGTGGTGTCGAAGGGGCGCACCCGATATTGGCCGTGCAACAACGTGGCGGCCAGCGACGAGCATTTCGTGATCGATCCCGAGGACTATGCCGCCGCCGAGGATGCCGGCGAGGTGGTGGGGATCGTTCACAGCCACCCAGGCGCCGGGCCCGAGCCGAGCGAAGCCGACCGCCTGGCCGCCGAGGCTTCGGGGCTTGAATGGCACATTCTGGGGATGCCTTGTGGCCGGTGGGCGTCGTTCCGGCCATCGTCCTACGTGCCGCCGCTGGTCGGCCGCGTGTTCGAGCATGGGGTGGTCGACTGCTACAGCCTGCTGCGCGACTGGTACTGGCTGCACCGTGGTGTCGTTCTGCCTGACTTCGCCCGCACCGACGAGTGGTGGTGCCGGGGTGGAAACCTTTACACAGAGAACTTCGGGCGGGCCGGGTTCGTGCAAATACCTGCCGCCGAACTTTCTCACGGCGACGTGCTTTTGATGAAAATTCAAAGCCCCGTGCCGAACCATGCTGCCATCTATCTCGGGTCAGGTATGATTCTGCATCACCTATACGGCCGGCTGTCGAGCCGCGACGAGTACAGCGGCATGTACCAGACCATGACCACCCACACCCTGCGATATGTTGCGTGAAGTCCGACTTTATGGCGCGCTGGGCCGCCTGTTCGGGCGGGTCCATCATCTTGCTGTGAACACGGCCCAGGAGGCGGTGCGCGCACTGTGCGCGAATTACCCGGCGTTCGAGCGTTACCTGCGGGAGCACAGTGAGCCCGGCTACCACGTGTTTATCGGCAGGCGGAACATCGGCGAGGCTGACCTTTCCGAACCGGCTGGCCGCGATGTCATCAAGATCGTGCCCGCCGTCGCTGGGGCCAAGAAGGGCGGCATCCTGCAGATCGTAATCGGCGCGGTGCTGGCGATCGTCGGCGTGGTGACTGGTCAAACCTGGCTGGTGCAGATTGGCGCCGTTCTGGCGCTCGGTGGCGTGGCCCAGATGCTGACCCCGACTCCCAAGATCGACAGCGGCCAGCAGTCCGAAAACAAGCCGTCCTACGTGTTCAGCGGCGCGACGAACACGACCGCGCAAGGCAACCCCGTCCCCGTGCTCTACGGCGAAATGGTTGTCGGCTCGGCCGTCATTTCCGCCGGCATGAGTGCTTCGGAGTTCTGACGGATGAGCGGCTACGAACTCCCCGACAGCCTGCGGTCGAAGGCGTATTACCGGCTGGTCGATCTGGTCAGCGAGGGCCCGATCGAGGGGCTGGTCGATGGCCTGAAATCGATCTACTTCGACGACACCCCGCTGATGTCTGACACGGGCGTCCTGAATTTCAAGGGCGTTCGGACGGACTACCGCCTCGGCACGAACAACCAGCCGTATGTTCCCGGCTTCGCCTCTGTCGAGAACACCACGTCGGTGAACGTCGAGGTGAAGTACGGCACGCCGGTGGTGCGCACGTTCACGAACTCGAACACCAACGCCGTGCGCCTGACCATCGGCATCCCTGCGCTGATGTACCAAGACAAGGACAGCGGCGACTCGCTGGGCGCCTACGTCGGCATGCAGATCGACCTGCAGACTGCCGGCGGGGCCTGGGTGCCGCAGGTGATCGGCTACGAGGACAAGTCTCTGTCCTGGGACGGCTCGATCCTGTCGTCCATGTACGACTCGGGCGCGCAGTTCCAAATCTCGGTCGTGTGGACTCGCGCCTACACCGGCCGCCCGCCTGGTGTTTTCACGTGCGGCTACAAGCTGCAGTACCGCGCGCTCGGGGCGTCGACTTGGATCGACCAGACAACCGGGACGGTGAGGACGCACAGTTGGAAGGGCACCGACTCGTTCCAGCTTGTGCTACCTTATGGCGCCTACGAATTCCGCGTGCTGAAGCTGGACGGCGCTGTCGACGGTGCTCTGTCGCTGTCCGGGTCGGTGAGCGTGCCAGGGTACACGCTGACAATTCAGGGCAAGACCACCACCCGCTACCAGCGCGACATTCGCATCCCGGTCGATGGTGATGGCCCTTGGTCAATCCGTGTTCGCCGAACGATCCCCGACAGCACGAGCAGCTACCTGCAAAACAAAACATTCCTCGATGCCACCACCGAGGTGATCGAGGCCAAGCTGCGCTACCCGAACAGCGCCTATTTCGCGGTATCCGTGGACGCTTCGCAGTTCACCAACGTGCCCCGCCGATCCTACCGGCTGCGCGGCCTGAAGGTGAAGATTCCGAGCAACTACGACCCCCGCCAGCGAACCTACACCGGGGCGTGGGATGGCACGTTCAAGGTCGACTGGACCGATAACCCGGCCTGGTGCTTCTACGACATGCTGACCAACAGCCGTTACGGGCTGGGCGGCTTCGTGCCCGAGGCGCAGATCGACAAGTGGGCGCTCTACACGATCGGCAAATACTGCGACGAGTCGGTGCCGGACGGCTTCGGAAACTACGAGCCGCGGTTCACATGCAACCTGTACCTGCAGACCCGAGCCGACGCCTACAAGGTCGTCAACGACATGGCATCGATCTTCCGCGGCCTGGTGTATTGGGCCTCGGGTGCGATCACCGCCGTGCAGGATGCGCCTGCCGATCCGGCCTACCTCTACACGCCGGCCAACGTGATCGACGGCATGTTCAACTATGTGGGCAGCTCGGCGAAGACCCGGCACACGGTCGCGCTGGTCACGTGGAACGACCCGGACGACCTCTACCGGCAGAAGGTAGAGTACGTCGAGGACCGCGAGGGCATCGCGCGCTATGGCGTCGTGACGACCGAGGTAGCGGCTTTCGGCTGCACCTCACGCGGCCAGGCTCACCGCGTCGGCAAGTGGCTGCTGTTCACCGAGCGTCTGCAGTCCGAGATTGTCACGTTCAAAACCGGGCTGGACGGCAACCTGTGCCGCCCCGGGCAGATCATCAAGGTGGCCGACCCGGCTCGCTCTGGGGTGCGCTTCGGTGGCCGCATGACTTCTGCGACCACGACCGTGATCGGCCTCGATGCGCCCGTAACGCTGGTCGCCGGGCAGACCTACAAACTGAGCACCCTGAAGTCTGACGGCACGGTGCAGGAATCGACCGTGACCACGGCCGCCGGCACGACCAGCTCGCTCACGGTGTCGCCCGCTTTCGCCGAAATGCCCGCTGTGGGTGGCATCTGGCTGCTGACCGGCACGAACGTGGACGCGCAGTATTTCCGCGTCATCACGGTGGTGGAGTCGGGCCCGGCTGAGTTCGAGGTTTCTGCCCTGGCGCACGAGCCCGGCAAGTTCGACCTGATCGAAAACGACATCGCGCTGACGCCGCGCAGCATCAGCACGATCACGTCGAAGCCCGCGCCGCCGACTGGTGGCGTGATTTCCGAGTTCCTGTACGAAGCCGCCACCGACCTGAAGACCATGGCGGTGTTCACGTGGACCGGCGTGGAGAACGTGCAGTCCTACGAGGTCAAATACCGTCGAGACAGTAGCAACTGGATCGACCTGCCGGCGACCAGCACGCCCGGTATCCAGATCAACGACGCCCAGCCCGGCAACTACGAGGTGTCGGTGGTGGCCGTTAACGGCTTGGGCTACCGATCGGCCCCCCTGGTGTTCACTGGCTCGGTCCTGGGCAAGATCGCACCGCCCGCCGACGTGACCGGCCTGCAGTTGCAAATCCAGACCGGCACCGGCCTCCTGTCGTGGGACGCGCACCCGGACCTCGATGTGAAGCTGGGCGGCAAGATAGTCGTGCGCCACACCACGGCCACCGCGAATGCGAAGTGGGGCACCTCGGTGCCGATCGCCGAGTTCCCTGGCGCCTCGACCAGCGGCGCGGTCCCTCTGCTGTCCGGCACCTATCTGGTGAAGGCTCTGGACACGAGCGGCAAGTACAGCACGAACGCCGACGCGATCGTGACCAACGCCCCGAACGTGCTGCAATACAACGCGGTAGTGACCACCCAGCAAGACCCGGCGTTTCCCGGCGTGAAGTCGGGCATGGCCATCGCGGCGGGCACACTGATCCTCGACGGCTCGGTGCAGTTCGATGACATTGCCGACGTTGACGCCATGGTGGGCTCGTTCGATGGCGGCACGGTGCCGTCCGGCTCCTATGCTTTTGACACGCCGGTCGACATTGGCGGGGTGTACTCGTGCCGGCTGACTGCCGACCTGGGTGTTGTCAGCTTCGACAACTCGAACATCGTGGATGCCTGGACGGACGTGGATGGCCTGACCAGCATCGACGGCTTGCTCGCCACCGATGACTCGAGTGTGCGGCTCTACATCAGCACAACCAACGACGACCCGGCCGGCGCCCCGAGCTGGTCGCCCTGGCGCCTGTTCAGCGTGGGCGACTACCTGGCCCGCGGCTTCCGGTTCAAGGTGGGAGTTGAGCGCGGCAACATTGAAACGCAGCAGGTCGCGATCACGCGCCTGGCCGTGACCGTGGACGTTCCAGATCGGGTCGAAGGCGTGAACGCTGTCGTGTGCCCGTCTGGTGGCATGCGCGTGTCGTTCGCTGCCGAATTCTTCCAAACGCCAGCCATTGCCGTGACGGCCGAAAACGTCGCGACCGGCGATTATTTCCTCCTGACGAACAAAGACGCCACCGGCTTCGATGTTCGGTTCTACAATTCTTCCGGCACCGGCATCAGCCGGACTTTTGACTGGATTGCCAAGGGCTTCGGGTACAAATCATGAGCCAACATGACTACAGCATCGCAAACGGGTCTGGAGCGGCCGTTCGCGGAGACATCAACACCGCCCTTGGCGCGATCCTGACGAGCAACAGCGGCCCGTCTGCGCCGACTGTGACGGCCCCGTTCATGCTGTGGTTAGATACGGTCAACAGCGTGCTGAAAATCCGCAACGCTGCCGACAGCGGCTGGCTGACATTGTTCGATGCGACCGCCGGGCTATCGCGTCAGGATGACGCGACGGCATCCAACTCCGTCCCTCGGCTTTCTCAGTTGGTGGGCGCAGACGGCCTCTACCGATCCACCGATGCTACGACTGGCAACGGAGTGCCTCGGCTTTCGCAGTTGGTGGGCGCCGATGGGCTCTACCGAACCAACGACGCAACCACCGGCAACGGTGTGCCTCGGCTGTCGCAGGTGTGGTCGCTGCTGTCGGCGCTGCTTCCGGCCGGCGCGGTGGTTCCGTTCGCGATGTATTACGTTCCGCCTGGCTTCCTGATGGCGAACGGGGCTGAAGTGTCGCGCACGACATTCGCCTCGCTGTTCTCGGCGATCGGCACCATCTATGGGGTGGGCAACGGGTCGACGACTTTCAATCTTCCAGACCTCCGTGGCGAATTCATCCGTGGCTACGATGCTGGAAGGGGCGTCGACCCTGGCCGGTGGGTGGGTAATTTTCAGGGCGATCAGCTCGGCAGCCACGCCCACACGTACGACCGGCCATCTATCGTGGGCGGCACGCAGGGCGTTGGCGGTAACCTTTCCCTGCCGCAGGTGAACGGCGGAAGCTGGACCGGATCGACAGGCGGCAATGAAACGCGCCCGCGAAACATCGCAGTGTTTTACTGCATCAAATACTGAGGTCGATCACCTATGAAACCTGTTTCTCAGCTCGATGCGGAAGGCTTTTTTGTTGGCACGACCTTTGCCCAAGAAAGCCCCCTGGAGCCCGGCGAATTCCTGATCCCTGGGGGCGCCGTCGATCGAGCCCCTCCCGATGTTCCTGAAGGCCACCGCGCGAAGTTTGTGGGCGAGGATTGGGTGTTCGAGCCGCTGCCAGTGCCGCCCGTGGATGAGCCGATCGCGGCCGAGCCAACACCCGAACAACTGATGGCCGCCCTGACCGCCGCGGTGCAGTCCTACATCGACGCGCCCGCGCAGGCGTGGGGGTATGACGACGCGCGAAGCGCAGTCACTTACCTCGGCGACCCGCACCCGCAGTTCGATGCTGAGGCCGTGGCGATTCGTGATTTCCGTTCGGCCTGCTGGGTGACGGCTGGCCAGATTCGCGATGCGGTCCTGGCTGGAACTCGGCCCGAGCCGGATAGAGAGGCTCTGCTTTTGGAGCTGCCAGGCGTGCCGGCTCGGCCGTCCGTATGACCTACTGCCCCCCCCTGATTTATGAGCCAACACGACTACTCCATCGCCAACCAAGACGGCGCCTCGTTCCGCGGCGACTTGAACGCGGTGCTGGCCGCGATCCTGTCCATGAACAGCGGCAGCACGCCCCCCTCCGTGACGGCGCCGTTCATGTTCTGGGCCGACACAAGCACCGGCTGGATGAAACAGCGCAATGCCGGTGACACGGCCTGGGTGAACCTGTGGCGCCTCGGTGGCGAAGCGGCCCCTGTAGGCGGGCAAATCCCATTCGCCGGCCGGGTAGCGCCTGCGGGCTGGCTGATGTGCTTCGGCCAGGCCGTGAGCCGCACCACCTACGCCGACCTATACACCGTGCTTTGCCCGGTGCTGGGCACGTTCACCGTGACGATCGCATCGCCTGGGGTCATCACCCTGAACGGGCACGGATTGAGCGACGGCGACCGCACCCGGATTTTCACCACCGGGGCACTGCCGACCGGACTGTCGGCGAACACCGACTATTACGTCACAGCGTCGACCACCAACACGTTCCAGCTATCGGCCACCCGTGGCGGCGCGGCGATCAACACCAGCGGCACGCAGTCCGGCACCCACACGGCACAGTTCTTCGGTTATGGCGCGGGTGATGGCTCGACCACGTTCAACCTGCCCGACAAGCGGGGCCGTGGTTCGATTGGCCGGGACAACATGGGCGGAACGGCGGCCAGTCGGGTCACGCCGGCAGGTTCGGGCATCTACGGCGCGGCCCTGGGCGCGAACGGTGGCGCGGAAACTCACACGCTGACCAGCGCACAGATTCCAGCTCACGCCCACCCGCTGAACGGCGGGAGCGACTATTACCTGATGCGAACGACCGGCGGCTCTGTTGGCATGACCAGCGGGACAGGTGTGGCCGATACCGTGACGAACACATCGAACAACACCGGAGGCGGTGGCGCCCACAACAACACCCAGCCGTCCGAGGTGGACAACTGGATCATCAAATACTGATTGGGGAGAAGTATGCCCGAGCCAACCACCGCAACCGCAACCCTGGCCGCTGGCGCGGCCGTGGTGCCGGTCCTTTCTATGTTCGGCGTTCCGCTGGGGCTGCGCCCGGACGAGCTGCTGGCGGGCTTCGGTGGGGCCCTGGCGGCCATCATCCTGCTGGATACCGTGCCCAGCACCGGGGACACCTGGCGCGAGCTGGTCCGCACCTCGATGCGTCGGGTGTTCGTGGCCGCGGCCTCTGCCGTGACTGCGGCTTACCTCGTCCCCCTGGCCGCCATCCTGTCGCCCGTCGCCGTGCCCATCCCCGCGGAGCTTGGCGTGTGTTTCGCTTGCGGGGCCGGTGCGCAGCGCCTGCTGCGTGTTGCCATCGACAAGACCGTGCAAAAAGCCGAAAACGTATGAACTCCGCCAGCCTCTATATCCTCCACACCCTGGCCGGCATCATCGTGCTGGCCGAGGCGCTGAACAAATTGGAGCGCACCAACCCGTTCGCCAGTGGGCTGTCCTGCCGGGAGCGTGTCGTGGTGTGGCTGAAGTCGCTTGGGTGGTTCGCCCTGGCTGTTGGTTCGGCCGGCGCGGCCGGCTGCACGCTGCTCTACACGTGCGCGCCCAGCTTCGGCGAGGCCAGCACAATGGTCGGCTTCGCCCTGCTGGTGGTCCGATCCCGCGTGGGCGAGGTGCTACCCGAGCGACAAGGCCGGTCGGGTTAGCGCGCGGTGCGCATGGCGTATTCCAGCGCCCGCTGCAGGTTTCCCGCGAAATTGGCGCGCACGATCCGCTGGCCGTCTTTGTTGAGCCCGAGCCGTTCCTTGATCTGCGCCCGGGGCACCAGCAGGTAGAGCAACCGCAGCTCGTTCCCTGAGCGGCCCTTGCGGGGTTTTTTGAGGGCCAGGTACTTGTGGCCCTTCACCTCCACGACGTGGGCTTTGTCACCGAGGTTTTTTGGCTTGTCGGCCGCCTTGATGATGTCTTTCGGGGTCCGGCGCACCGCCCTGGTGGGGATGGCAAGATACTGCCGAAGCGGGCTTTTCGGCCCGCCCAGCTCCTGCAGACCCATGAACTTGTCTCGGCTGTAAATGGTGGCCGTGAGGGTTTCCTTTGTGGCCTTTTCAAACCGGATGCCCTGCACGACCCACTGACGGCGCAGGGTGAAACGCTGCGGCATGTTCTTTCGGACCTCGGCTTGCACATCCTTGGCGGTATCGGTCAGCGCCTTCGCAACAGAGAACCGAAGCTGCTGCGCCTCGGTAATGCTTTTGAGTTTTGCAATCGCTTTGGCAATGTCTGACTCGACGGACAGCATGTAAAACCCTTTCCCTATTGGCGGCGTTACTTCTGCCGGCATAGAATCATCGCATGAAACCATCAGACAAGTGCCTGAAACTGGCGTGCGAATTCGAGGGATTCAAGGCCAAGCCGTACCTGTGCCCGGCCGGGAAGTGGACGATCGGCTACGGCAGCACGTTCTACGAGGACGGCCGCCCGGTGACGAAGTACGACCCGCCCATCACCGAGGCCCGCGCGCTGGATCTGATGCTGCGCACGCTGGACGCCTTCGCAATCAAGGTCGAGCAGATGTTGCGCGTGCCGGTGAAGCAGCACGAGTTCGACGCCCTGGTCGACTTCGCCTACAACGCGGGCCCCGAGAACCTGAAAAACAGCACGCTCCTGCGCAAGCTGAACTTCTGCGACCGGGCCGGGGCGGCTGCTGAGTTCGACCGATGGGTGTTTGCTGGCGGGGTGCGCCTGGCTGGCCTCACCCGCCGCCGCGAGGCCGAGCGGCGCATGTTTCTGGGGCTGGCATGAGCGGGGCCGCCTACGCTGCCGTGATCGCTGGCGTGCTGGGCTTTGCCGCCGGCTGGCAGGTGAGCGACTGGCGGCACGAAGCGGCCGACTCCGAGCGGGCCCAGCATCAGCAGAAAGCCGACGACGCCCAGGCCGTGCGCGCTGATTCGGCTGCGGCCAGCCATGAGGGGGTGCGCGACCAGCTCCGCACCGAGTTCCAAATAATCTACCGGGATCGCGATCGTGTTGTCGAAAAGCCTGTTTTTAGGAATGTCTGCATTGATGCTGACGGGCTGCGCCTCGTCCGCTCTGCCATCGGCAAACCCTCACCAACCGCCAGCCAACCTGCGCCAGCCGTGCCGGGCTCTGACTGAGCCCGCCGACGGCACCGGACGGGCGATGCTGAACTGGTCGCTCGAAACGGTCGAGGCATACAGGGAATGTTCTGACCGGCACCGCGCGCTGGTCGAGTCTTTTCCGATGTAGAATCTGGCTGTCTCCTTTTGAGTGTGCGTTGGGATTCTCCCTGCCTTGACCCGCCAACCGGCGGGTATTTTTTTTTGGCGTCTTAGAACGGGATATCGTCGTCTATGTCATCGAAGCCGCCGGACTTGGGTGCCGGTCGTGGGGCTGGCGCTGGTCGCGGGGCTGGTGCCGGTGCGGGGGCGCCCCCCTGCTGGCCGCCTTCCTGGCGACTGCCAGCCAGTTCGATCTTGCTGATCGTGCCGGCCAGCTTGAACCCCGTTCCGCCGTCCCGCTTCTCAAATGTCTCGATGTGGGGGTCATCGATCGTTACGACGACCGCCTGCCCCCGGTTGAGGTAGTCGACCAGGGCCTCGGCCATGCGACCCCAAAGCGATGCGTCTACCCATTGTGTCGGTCGTTTGCCGTCGCTGCCTTTGCGGCCGTAGTTATAGGCTAGGGATACGTTGGCAACGGAGTCGCCGTTTTGTGTCTCTCGAATGGTGGCGTCTTGGCCGACGCGGGCCAGTCCGATCAATTGCATAGTCAAATTTCCTTCAAAAGTTCGTCTGCGACCAGCTTGGTGTAGCCGATCACGTCGTGCCAGCTGTCGTGATAGTACGGGTCGCCGTTCAAAATGCGCCCGATCTTGTGGGCTACCATTTCAAGTGCTTCCTTCATATTCGGCGGCAGTTCCTTCCATCGAGGCGAGTCAGCCATGGCAGCCTTGATCGCCTGGGTGATTCGGGCGAACTCGCCGAATTCGCCGTAGCGTGTTCCGCGTTCGGCAAGCGTGGCCTCGATGTTGGCTGCTGTTGGTGGGGTTCCGTGCGGCATCAGAACGTCCCCCTATCCTTGGCAGGTGCTGGTGCCTCGGCGTGCTGTGCGGTCTGATCGACCTCGGCGGCTCGATCCTTCAATTCCGCCGGGCACCCGCCGAGCTTGCGCTGGGTCGCTTTGTCGAGCTTGCCCCAAGCGGATTGCAGCGCGGCGGTGCCTTGTTCGGCGGCTTCGTGCAGGGCTTTGCGGGCGCCTGCCAGCGGGTCGGTGACTTCCAACCGCTTGATGATCCGCGGTTCCTTTTTGCCCTTGGTCGCGGTCAGGCTCAGGCTGATGTCGCGGTCGATGTGGCTCATGTGGCTGATTCGGATGCCGCCGACTGCCACCCCGCCGAACTTCACGCTGGGGTCGTTGTACAAGGTCATGCTGCGGCCGACCCATTGGCGGCCGTCCTCACCCCAGGCGAAGATCAGCACCTTGCGCATGGATTTGCATGGCTTGTACGGGCGTCCGGCATCGCCTTCGTAGTCGAGGATTACCGGCTGGTCGTCGGTGGC